TGACTGGGAGATTGAAGCTATACGTTCTGCTCAGAACTCATGGAAAGACGAGCTCTGGACTATTGTTTTTGTGGTTATCCTTGTTGCTAACTTCGTGCCTAGCTTGCAAGACACTATGGCAGTTGGATTTGCCAACCTTGAGACTACCCCCCTCTGGGTACAGTGGGGGATGTATGCGTCCATTGCCGCCTCGTTTGGCATAAGAACTATGAGAGGGTTGAAGAAATGAGTTATAAATTAGGAAAACGTAGTCTAGCTAAACTAGAGGGCGTAGATGAGCGCATGGTCGCTGTTGTTAAATATGCTATTGGCGTGTCGAAGCAGGACTTCTCGGTGATTTGTGGGCTACGTACAATTGAAGAGCAGAAAGCACTTGTTGCCAAGGGTGCAAGTCAGACGATGAAATCAAAACACATCGATGGGCTAGCAGTAGATTTAATGGCCTATGTAGATGGAGGCCGTTGGGAGTTGAATTTGTATGATGAAATCGCAGATGCGATGGCAGAAGGTGCGAGAGCCTGTGATGTGCCGATCAAGTGGGGTGCTGCATGGACTGTTCCAAACATTGCACAGTGGAACGGAGACATGGAATCTGCTATGAATGATTATATCGACACACGTCGGGGTCAGGGTCGCCGTCCATTTATCGACGCCCCACATTTTGAACTTGTAGTATAGGAGGCCCTCATGGCAGGTTGCGGTTCTAAAAAAGGATACAAAGAGGGGGGAAAGGTTTTTTCTGGGATCTCAAAAGATACAGAAAAGGCTATAGAGGACGCGCTTTCTGAAGCCATGTCTGACCCTAAGAAAAATCCGACATCAAAGTACAATACTTTGAAAGGTCGTAATAATACAATGAAACGAAAACCTCGCAGCGAGATAGCACGATTTAAAGATGGTGGTAAAGTGTTTCCTGACCTAAATGGTGATGGAGAGGTTAGTCGTGCAGACATTTTAAAAGGTCGAGGCGTTGAAGGTTTCTACCGTGGCGGTGACGTTCGTGTGAACCCTAAACGTGGGAAGTGCTACTAATGGTTAATATTATGATATCTATCCTCCCTGACATAGAGGGAGGACACGGCGTAGAGGATGAAGAGAATATTTGCCCTCTGTGCTGTGATGACGAGTCTATCAATGACGAACTTCGGGAAGTTGCGATTGAAGAGCACAACTACAGACCATGCAACGAGTCGGTAGCATTCCGCAATGATGAGTGTTGTGCGTCCTGTGCTTTCTACGACACCTCAGAAGACATGCAAAAGTGCATTGGCGATGAGTCTATGGGATACTGTGCGGCTCTAAAATTTGTGTGTAAGGGTGAGAACACCTGTGATATGTGGCAAGAAGAGTATAAGGACAACCTGTAATGGATCTTGTTGACTTAGCTCGACACTTGTATAAAAAGATAGAAGAGCGTCAGGAGGATATCTCTGAAGCTCTTTCTCACGGTGCTGTAAAGGACTGGGAGCAGTATAAAATGTCAGTAGGCGAGATACGGGGTCTCTCGTTTGCAAAAGACGAAATTAAGGCCCTGCTGAATGGAACCGTAGACGATGTCGAAGACGTTATATCTTCCTGACCACGTTGCGCAGAAAATGAATAAAGAACGACAGGAGTCTCAGACAGACTCTTCTTCTTTAGAAGGCGCATATGTTGACGCTAAAGAACGGGTCTTAGACCCATCTCTTCTAGACAAACCTTTACTCGAACGTCTCCCGCAGCCTACAGGTTGGCGGGTTTTAGTTATGCCGTATCAAGGCAAAGCTAAGACAGCGAGTGGACTGTACATTCCCGACGAGGTTCGGGAACGTGAGAGCGTAGCGACAGTTGTTGCATACGTTATGAAGCTTGGACCGTTGGCTTATAAGGATCCGGACAAATTTGGTCCTAATCCAGAGCCGTGGTGCGAAGAGGGCCAATGGGTATGTATTGGTCGATATTCAGGGTCGCGTTTTAAGATTGATGGCGGGGAGGTCCGCATCATTAATGACGACGAGGTTATTGCAACCTTGTTAGAGCCTGATGACATTAAACACGTTTAAGGAACAGGGTATGTCAGAAGAAAGAGAAGACGCAGTTGAAAACGAAGAGAGTATCGTCGTTGAAGAAACTGAAGAGGCTCCAGTTGAGGAAGCGGTAGAAGCTTCTGAGCAAGCCTCTGATGAGTTGGACTCCTATAGTAAAGGGGTTCAGAATCGGATTAAAAAGCTTACAGAGAAGTATCGCCAAGAAGAGCGGGATAAAGCGGAAGCAGTTCGTTTGTCTCAACAGCTTATAGAAGAGAACAATAAGCTGAAGTCTCGTATGCAGGCTCTAGACACAGGTTACCTCTCTGAGTATGGGACACGTTTGCAGTCTCAAACGGAAGCAGCTAAACGAGCCTATAAAGAGGCGTATGAGTCTGGCGATGCAGATAGAATGATCGAGGCCCAACAGGCTTTGTCTAATATTGCTGTTGAGACTCAGCGTTATAATAGTGCAAAGGCTCGTGCGGAACGTGAGGCTCAGAGGCCGCAACAAGCGGAACCTCAAGTTGCACCACAACCGCAACCACAGCAACAACAGATGCCTACGCCTGACCCAAAGGCTCAGACTTGGGCAGAAAAGAACGAGTGGTTTGGAAGTGACCGAGTCATGACGACTGCGGCATTTGCGATCCACCAACAGCTTGTCGATGAAGAAGGATTTGACCCAAACACCGACGAGTATTATACTGAGGTTGATAGCCGTATTCGGAAGGAGTTTCCACACAAGTTCCAAACGGCTAAAAAATCGGGTGGAGGGAGTCAGGTCGCTTCTGCTAGTTCCTCCGCATCCCGCAGTAACAAACAGGGGCGCAGGTCTGTCAAGTTGACGCATTCACAAGTAGCTATTGCGAAAAAACTAGGCGTACCTCTTGAAGAATACGCTAAGTACGTGAAGGATTAAAAGATGGCAGATAGAAAACCGCGCGCAAGCGCAACCCGCGAAACTGAAACGCGCAGAAAACCATGGGCACCGCCCAGTCACCTTGCTGCACCACCCGCACCTGATGGGTACGTGCATCGTTGGATTCGAGTAGCAATGCGTGGTGAAGAGGACAAAATGAATGTCCATTCTAAGCTACGTGAAGGATGGGAACCCGTCCGTGCTGATGAGTATCCAGATTACGAAACTCCAGTCATCGATGATGGCAAGTATCAAGGGGTTATCGGTCAAGGTGGTCTGATGTTGTGCCGTATACCTGAAGAAACAGCCGCTGAAAGAAACGAGTATTACGGGGGCCGTACCCGCGAACAGATGTTAGCTGTGGATCAGGACTTGATGAAGGAACAACATCCTTCAATGCCTATCTCTAACGATAGGCGTAGTCGTGTAACTTTCGGCGGCTCAAGACGAGACGCTGATTAATTTAAAGGATTGCTACGATGGCAAACACTAACGGTGCATTCGGACTACGTCCGATTGGCGTCCAAGGACAGGGCGCGAACACCACTGGTGCGACCGAGTATCGTATTGCTTCTGGAAACACTAACGCGATCTACCAAGGTTCTCCTGTTATTCCGCTTGCAACTGGCTTTATTGACATTGTTGGCGCAGCGGCAGGTGGCACAGTAGGTGTATTAGGTGTTTTCTGGGGCTGTAAGTACGTTTCGTCCACTACTGGTGAAATGGTATGGTCAAATCATTGGCCCGGCTCTGGCGCGGATTCTAACCATCCCGTCATTGCATACGTGTATGACAACCCAATGCAAACATTCGTGATTGCGTCAGACGCTTCGTTGACAAATGAAGCAACTGCTCGTGGTCATGTGTTCGCAAATGCTAACTTTGCAGACGCAGATGCAGGCGTAACAGCTACAGGTATCTCATCAGGCAAACTAGCTGTCAGCACAATCGCAGCCACCGCAACATTGCAGATGCGTATTATCGGTATCCAAGACGATGCTGAAAATGCGGACTACACTGCGGCAGGCATTCCACTAATCGTACGGTTGAACAACCACTTCAACGCATCTAACGGTGCAGTTGCAGCGGGTACAGTGTCCAACCTAGGCTTGGCATAAGGAGACTGACTAATGGCTATCTCTCGCGCACAACTAGCGAAAGAGTTGGAACCCGGTCTTAACGCCTTGTTTGGTATGGAGTACTCCCGGTACGAAAACCAACATGCCGAGATCTACACAACTGAATCTTCAGATCGTGCATTTGAGGAAGAGGTTATGTTATCAGGGTTCGGTGCGGCACCTACCAAATCGGAAGGTTCTGCAATTAACTATGACGACGCTAACGAAGCATACACTGCTCGTTACAACCACGAGACTATCGCACTTGCGTTCTCTATTACAGAGGAAGCAGTCGAAGACAATCTTTATGATCGTCTTGGTTCGCGTTATACTCGTGCGTTGGCTCGTTCTATGGCACACACCAAGCAAGTTAAGGCCGCTGCGGTTCTTAACAACGCCTTTACAGGCGGTGCTTCAGCGGGTGGCGACGGTAAAGCACTTTGTGCAACTGATCACCCACTGACATCAGGTGGCACATTTTCCAACGAACCAACAGTAGCTGCCGATTTGAACGAAACATCTCTAGAAGATGCTTTGATCAATATCGCAGGTTTTGTTGATGAGCGTGGTCTAAAAGTTGCTCTACGCGGCACAAAGTTGATCATCCCACGTCAATTGCAATTCGTTGCAGAGCGTTTGATGGTTTCTAACTTGCGTGTAGGTACAGCGGATAACGACACAAACGCAATTCGTTCAATGGGTATGTTGCCTAACGGTTATGCCGTTAACGACTTCCTAACGGACCCAGATGCGTTCTTTATCCTAACTGACGCACCTCGTGGATTCATCCACTTCGAGCGCACACCAATGTCAACAGGCATGGAAGCCGACTTCGACACTGGTAACATGCGTTATAAAGCTCGTGAGCGTTATAGCTTTGGCTACAGCGACCCACGCGCAGTGTTCGGTTCACCGGGCGCATAAAAATAGGATAGGGGGAGCTAGTCTTCCCCTATTCCCATCGATTCGAGACCTTTGTTTATCATATCGTCGTGCATACTTTTCATAGCACTCACTAGGTCCATATAAGCTTTCACCATAGCGAACATCTCTTGATCACCACGCATCCAACGATCCTGTGGTAGGCCCCGACGTGCACGTTCACAGATTTTGTCTGCGATTTTGAAATGTTCCCAGTTTTTTATTTGTTCTTCATTGAGCATCATTTTCCCCTAGCCTTTCGTTATGGTGTAGAATGCGATGACAGTTAGAGCACAAGGGGATACATTTTTCCACTTCTTTATATGCTCGTTTCCACTGTCCTGCTTGTACAAAATTGTGTACTTTTGTGTCGTAACTGTCAGAACCATCAGGGTGATGAAATTCGATCACGGCTTCATGTTGAATTCCACAAAAAAGGCAGGATAACCCTGCCTTGAATGCTTTCCACTCTTTTCGTTTTTCTTGTTTTCTTTTACGTGTCCGCGCAAGAGTTTTCTCACGGTTCCGTTGATACCATTCGGCTCCGTATTCTTTACTATACTGCTTACGCTTCTCCGGATCCTTATGCGGCATCGGAGAATCTCCTTGTGTTGGCTGCAGGAACCATAACATAGATTGCATTTTTGGCAAACTTAGGTATTCTTAGGGCAGGGCATCACTAGCTTTGCAGACAGGTACAGGCCCTCCTGACGTTGCATAGACTGTAAAGCGAATCCTTATGCAAAGGGTAATACAATGGCTTCAACTACATTTTCAGGTCCAGTGACCTCGACTAACGGTTTTGTTGGCGACATCAAAGTTCCAACATATACTGTAGCAACTGCACCATCTGCTTCAGACGCAGGGGCGGGAACACTTGTGTACGTTTCTGACGGCGCGGCGGGTTCTGCTATCCTAGCGTTTTCTAACGGCACAGATTGGAAGCGTTCAGACACAGGCGCAACAATCGCAGGCGCATAAGGAGGGTAACCGATGAGTAGGTTTAAACCTCCTAGTGAAGAAGAACTAGCGCGTCGTGGAATCGGAGTAAAAACCGAGAAGAAACGCGCTAGAAACTCAGATGGTACGCTCAAGGCAGATGACCCATCGACTCCAGACGTAAACGAAGCGTGGGAGACGGTGAAGAAAGTTGTTAAGCGTCCTCGTAAAAAGAAGGATGAGTAACAATGGCAGGTCCCGTAAAAGCGTATAACTGGGCGCAGGGCACATCCGCAGGGATTGTTGGTCCTTCTCGTTCTCGTTTACGTCAGATCGTAATTTACGGTGCAGCGGCAGGAGAGTTCACGTTAAAGAACGGTAGCGCAAGTGGTGAAACACTTCTTACGCAAAAATTTCCTACTGGGCATCATGTTATGAACATTCCTGATGACGGCATCATTGCCTCTGAAGGGGTTTACGTTTCTGCGTTTACAGGTGCGAGTAACGAATTGACGGTCATCTTATCGTAAGGAGTCGTCATGGTTCACGATCTACGGTCTATATCTCAGGTCGGCACATCTGAGCCTTTCGAACTACAGGTGGCCCGGGGGCAGATTCCGGGCCATTCTATTCGCAATTTGTTTGGAACAAACCCTGCAATCGGTACAACATTTCGTACACCTTGGGAAAACAACACGGCATTGCCGTTTCTTAGCGCAGAGCAAAAGTTGGATATAATAAGCACTAGCGAGGATGACGCGGAAGGACCGCAAGTTTTAATCGTGGGTGTTGACGGCGACTACAACGAAATACGTGAAGTAGTTGCTTTA